AAAGTGCGGTTGAAGTAGAGGTATCCGGCTTCACTGCTGGTCTCTCCGCTGAAACGATTTTTCATTATGTTCACGCGCACCTGATCTTTCTTGTGATCGCCGACGTCACTTGACACCTTCTCTAGCCCGATCACTGCATCGCTCAGTGCAGCCGGTGATCCTGAGCCTCGGATGTCTGACAACGACAGACTTGCCGTGCCGTTGCTGTGATCGCCAGCGCTGGGTTTGCGCGTGTGCGCAACCATGATCACACCTGCTCCTGCTCGTGCGCAGATTTTCGATCTGATGTCAGTACAGACGGCATCGATCAAAACCCGGTCCGATGCGTGCTGATCAGCCAGACCCAGCGTGGTCGCCATGGTGACGTGGTCGAGGATGAGCCAATCACACCGACAGCCGGCGGCGAGGTACGACATGCGGCTGAGCAGGCCCTCGGCGTCGGTCGACCCAAAGTGATCGTAGAGCCACAAGCTATCGAGCCCTGCAATCTTGGTGAGCTCTTGCTTCTGTTCCTCAATCGTCATGCTACGACTGTCAGCCAGCAGGTTCTTGCCGGCACTCATGCCCACCAGTGCACGCAGTGTGCGGACGTTGCTCTCCTCAAGCATGATCATGCCGACACGCATGCCGTGGTTCTGGATCAAGTGCAGTGCAAGCGTCCGGGTCAGCGTCGACTTGCCAACACCTGTGCCGGCGGTCAGCGTGATCAGCTCGCCCTTGCGCATGCCCTTGAGCATGTCGAACGCTTCAAAAGGGTAGGGCGTGCCTTCGTCGTCGAGCTCGTCGAGTAGGTGCGACAGCTCGGCTGCATTGTAGATGCCGCTGGGTCGCCACTGCGGTGCGTTGTCGAGTGCATCGTTGAGCTCACCGATGTGCCGCTTTACACGCACGTCGTTGGCATCCTTACACCCGTCAGGCCACGCGACCTGAAACACCTGTGTCTCTCGGTGGCTCATGCTGAGCTGACTGCACAAGCGCTCGCTCGCTGCTCGGCCCGGCTCGTCACCGTCGAGAGCGACGATGATCTTCGGCCAGCTGGTCAGGTAGTTCCAGATCGCCTCGTTCTTGAGGATTGCATTAACAGACCCCGCACCACCGGGCAGTGACACAGCGTGCTTCTTTGTGGCGTGCACAGTGACAGCATCGATCTCGCCTTCGCACACGACGATGGTGTCGTGGTATGCTGTGGGTTTCGGCTGTAGGTGTGCACCAAACAGGCCAGCCGACGACCCGTCACCGACCCAGCGGAACTGTTTGTCGGGTGTCCGCACCTTCGTTGCAACCCACTCGCCGAGCGCGTTGTAGTACGGTGCCAGCTGATTGCCGTCAGCGTCGACCTCGTACTCGTAGCGCTTGAGCGCAGCTAGGTCGTCTAGCTGTCGGTCGGGAATACGTTGGACTTGTCCGCGCGGCCTTTGCGTCGATAGCGCTTGCGGTTGCGGACGACTTTGGGTCTTAGATGGCCAGCTGAATGAAGGGCCTTCGCGATCGGATTCCGTTTCGCTCGGCCCGACGACTTCGTCTTCGCAGCTAAAGCACCAGACGGAGCCATTGCTTCGCGTAGCCGCATTATCGCGCGAGTGGCAGCGCGGACAAGCATGGTGTGTGGCAACAAATTCGTGCTCATGCTGCTTAGCCATTCAATCATCTTCCTAGTGCAAGCCAGCTCTCTGGCAGTACTCGTTCGCACCAGCGTATGCCGTGCTTGTCTGCCCAGCTGGCGCAGGTCCGTTTCGTGCGGCCTGCCTTGCTGGCGCAGTTCTGAAAAACCATGCGGATGTCGAGGTCAGGACGCTGCTTAACAACGAGTGCCATCTTCACCATGCTGTCAGAGTCCAGACGTCCCTTCAGCTCACAGTAAATCCGATGCCCGTCACTGCGGATCACGACAAAGTCCGGGCTGTACACGTGCTCAGTCGCCGGCTTGACCCACGCAATCCTGTCGACCGGGCGCTCGTACCTGAAGTCGATGCCCCGACGGCACAGATCATGGGCAAAGCGGTCTTCGAACTGCGACCGGAATGCCTTGATCTCGCCCTCGAGGTCACACAGACGTTCAGGATTAGAACTGCGTCGAGCTCTGTACATCATCCGCTCCGTCGAACGTGTCGGCCACGAAGCCGCCTTCGACTGCAGAGAACGGGCTGAAGTCTCCGTCAGCCAGCTTCAGGATTTGCACCTGCTTGACCTGCTGCTGCATGAAGCGCGTGCCCTGATACTCGGTCGCTCGGAAGTTAACGCTGACGTTGACCATCGACCCACCACGCACAGTGATCCGGTCAGTGATCAGCTGGAGCTTGCTGTCCCACAGCTTTGGCTTCGACCAGTCCGCCTTGTGTTTCGTCTCGAGACGGAGGATCGTGTGCGGCTCGTCGTTCAACGTGCGCTCAAAAATGTAGTTGGCCATGTCGCTGCCCCATGAGTTATGCAGCGCACGGATCGTCTCAGCGTACTTGTCCTCATAAACTTTTGTCGGCAAGGCGACAGCGATCTTGTAGTACTGAAACTTGGCTTCCTGCAGGTCCGTGAAGCACTTATCATCAGCGCTGCTGTAGGCCATGCAGTTCTGCAGGGTCATGGTAAACGCGTCGTTGACCTCAGTGAATTGTTTGGGGGCCGTCGATGTCATCAGATAAACTTTCGTAGTAGTGGCTGAGCAAGCGCCAGATCGAATACATCTCGTCTGGATCGAGCTCGACAATGGTTGCGGACTCGACAGCCTGCTCGAACTCCTCGATCGTCTTTGCTTCCTCGAGGTCGTCGACCAGACTGTCGGTGTAGAGGTGGAGCTCTCCGTCAACTAGCCGACCGAGCAGGTCGGGACTTAGTTCGAGAAGCTCTACGCTTAGGTTCTCGTGGCTGGGTAGTTCGTGTTCGTTTGTCGTCATCTTTTTTGATCGGTTCCGGCACCGGACGCGCGACGTACTCGCCGCACCAGTGCTTTGGCAGCACGATGGCCGCTGTTGGATAGCGGTGGCACTTGTGCTGGACGAAGCTGCCCGAACCTTTCTCCATTCTGTAGAACTTGCAGGTAGAGCAGCGAAGATCAGGAGAAGAAGTAGTCACTGTGGCGAACCTCATCTAAGTTAAAGGAGCCGCGCGCTGGCGGCTGTGGAATTTGGCAGCCGAGCTGGTCGGACCATGTCTCGGCTAGCTCTGCGAGGAAGTCGCCGGCGTACTGCTCGACAAACGCACTCTTCAGCGGACCATCAGGGGCCAGCAGTGTAGGGCGATCGGCTACGTGCACGCCGAAGCTATCGTGGATCGTGACCCAGTCACGGATCGGTTCATCCATCGTGCTGCCTCGCACTACAGTGTCGACGAGCATCGAGCTGTCGAGACTGTGGATCACGTTCGGGCTGATGCTGTTCTTCATGCGGGTGGGGTTGAGGCTGTCCGTCTGCCGGCGCAGCGTTGGCGTGAAGATAGACCCGTTGAATGTTGTCGTGATCCGATAGGGCTCGCTGCTCCACTCCTCGAGCTTGACTGGCAAGCCGGTCGGAGTGACGTAGCTGAGCGGTTGGTTAACGTCGACGGCTAGCGTGGCTACCTTGCGGAACCACTGCTGGACCTCGACAGGTTTGCGCACTGTGTCCTCGAGGGCATCCCAAAGGAGCCCGTTGACGTAGCGCGCGTAGATGCGCAGGTCTGGGTACGGTGGCAGCTGACCGGCTGCGACGTCAGCGTGCAGACTGTTGTTTACGACATCATTGGTCCCGTACCGGGTGCCGCTGTAGGGCATAACGAGCGTGACGATCTTGGCCCAGCTGCGCGGGATGCCGTTGCGGACGACAGCCTGCGCCATCGTGTGGTCCTTGTGCCAGACCTCGACAGACCGTGCTGCGTCGACCGCCTTGTCTCGCACGACAGCGTAGATGTCAGCTGGCTCGGGGACTGAGCTGAGACTGACGCTGTCGCACGTCTCAGGATCGAGAGTGAGAGCGCCGAAGTTCTGCAGCCCGTTACACCGTCCGTCGGCGTAGCTGACTAGCCGGCTGTTGAAGCCGAGACCGACGCCGTCGAACTGAGCCAGCTCGATACAAGCACGCAGCGCCTGCCACGGGGTGTCGAACTCGTGCAGCCAGCCAAGGTCTGAGCGCCAGTCTGTACCGTAGCGCACGAGACGGTCGTAGTTCTCGTCAACCCACAGGTGCCTGTCGGCCAGCGTACCCTTGTCGTGACCGCACGCACCAGCAACCGACAGATACAGAGCTTGTACTGCCTCGTCGCTGGCAATCGGGATGCCGTCGTAGAACTCGATGAGCCCTCGTGCTGCATCCTGCCCCTGCGGGTTCAAATAAGGTGGCCGGTAGTAGATGCGGCCCCGGTGGTCAGCGTAGGTCGGCAGGTGAAAGCCTTCGTTGTAGCGACGGGCGAGTGACTCGATCCGTAGCATGGCAAGACGACGGCCTTGGGCCTTGTTGTTGTGCGCATGTACGTGGCTGCGATCCCGGTTCATCTGCCGGCGCTTGTCCTCGTCCTGCCAGTCGTTCTTGTTGTTGAAGTCTGGCAGCTCACGGATGGCGGGGAAGTCTTCCGTGTCGAGCTCGCGCGCGATGACGTAGTCGATGGCCTCGAGCACGTCACGGTTTGCAGCGAGGCGCGTGTTCTGGACCGCGTTCATGGCGCGCACCTGCTTTCGCATGTCAATCTTCCGAGCCATCAGTCGAGCGCCTCCGATTTGTGGTAGGCCTCGAGCTCGATCAGCTCAGCTGGTTTGACACGTTTCAGGATGCCGTAAGGGGCGACGCACTGCGACCAGTACCCGCCACCGTACAAGTTGTTGCCGGTCGACCACTGCCGTGGTGCCACCAGCGTGGGCATGTAGGTGGTGTAGAGCTCTTCGTATCGGCGCACTGTGCGCTCGATCAGGCTCGACATGTATGGGGTCACGCCAAGGCAGCGGATCGTGCGGTGCCCCTCTCGGCGCGTGTACTCTTGAAACAGCGGCGCAGTCTCTCGGATCACGTCGAGCATAAAGATACCGATCGACACCTTCTGTTTCGTGTCGAGCCGCTCGATGTCTGTGTCTTTTGCCACAGCTCGGCGGGCATGCTTCTCGCGCACCATAGCCCGGTAGCTTTCTCGTTCCCAGCGGTCGGTCATGTCGAGTGCAAGCCGAGGGTTCAGCTTCTCGAACAGCGCCCAGTGATACTCGTCAGCGATCGCCGTGCCTACGTGCGAGCCGATGGTCGTCAGCTTGGCGTGCTTGTGTGATCCGCTAAGCATGGGGACTTGATTGAACACTGTGCGGAGGGCTGTGAAGGCGACGGCATCGGCGCCAAGGAGGTCAGTAACATCTCGGAGCACACACTCTCCAAGCTTGCCTCTACCGGGAACGCCGATGCCATCTTCAATTCGCTCTGAGGCTAGGGAGGAGACACCTCTAATGAGCGACTTGATAATGTGCCGAGTGCTGGTCGTGTCGGCCTGACGGCCCAGCTCAACTAGCTTCAGCTGTGATCTACGCGCACGGGCTGCTCCCTGTTCAGCCATCTCTTGGCTGTTCTGCAGTTCGGCGAGCATCTCGCCATCAGCCAGCGCACTATCCATTCGTAGTCTTGTGTTCTTTGTCGTGTCTTGTACTTCAGACATAATGTAGCAACTCTCTCAAATCGCAAGGGAAAAGTTCCCCCGTCAGTCTTCAAAGTTGCTGGTGCGGGATGGGATTCGTAATGCGGAGGTCGGGTGTTCGAGTCACCTTACCAGCACCACTTTTCCAAACACTGCCAGACACTTAGCCGACAGCCCCGCACCAGCAGGTCGAACCGTTACGGTTCTACGAAACCGTTCGTGAACGGTTCGAGTGTTATGCGCCAGAACTTGCATGTCTGTCAAGCTCTTCGCGCAAACCTATTCCAGACTCGAGGTGCTCGTATCGAGCGACCATCTGGTAGCTAGCCCAGCCGCCCCACGACTTCAGGCGGGGTAACGACATACCGCTGGCAGCAAGCCGAGTCAGGCACGTGTGCCGTAGACTGTGCGGTGTGAAGTCTTCGTCGTCGGCGAGGCCCATGGCTGTCTTGACCCGTGCCCATGGCCGACTGAAGCTCTTGTAGTTTCTCATGCGCACGAAGGGGCCATCTTCGTGGCCACGCTCTCGCCACGCAGCACGCATCGCATTGGCCGACATGTCACGCAGCGGGATCGAGCGGGCCTTGCCGGTCTTCGTGGTCGTACTGCGGAACCGCACGTACTCGAAGTCGTCGACGTCTGTCCACCGCAGCTGCGCAGTCTCACTGTACCGACCGCCGGTGTCGAGCAGCACTTCGCAGAACTGCCCAGCCTCGTCGTCGATCTCGTACAGGCGACGCACGAGCTCGTCGCACTCGCTGTCGGTGAACACCCGGTCACGTTGGCGACCGCTCCCCTTGAACCGATAGGTTGGCGGGTCTTCGACAAGACCACGCTCGCACGCCCAATTCATAATCTTGTTGAGCTTGGAGAGTGTGTGGTTGATCGTCGAGGGTGACTTGCCTGCGCCC